CACCTGATGGTAATGGTGGCTTTGTTAATGCACAAGGCGATCCAGTTGATGCAACCGGTATGCCTATTGCGGCAGTACCGCCTACTACCTACCCTCCAGCAGGAGTTAGCGGACTAGAAGATCCTGCGGCAGGCGGGATCACTGCGGCAGGATCCGAATTTGGAACTGATGCGGCTTTTGCCGCACAAGAACAAGGTTCACAAGAAGCGGCTATCAAACAAAAAGCACAAAATCAAGCCACAATTCAAGCACGTTACAAACAACCTGGCAATACAGATTGGCGTGTGAGACTAAGCCTTGCACCGGGTGCAAACTATCTTTATAATGATCCCAGTGCAGATATTCTTAAACCATTGAGATACGGTAGTGGAACTGATGGTGTGATATTCCCCTACACTCCTCAAATCAGCACAGCATACAAAGCCAACTACGAACAATACGATCTTGTTCACTCAAACTATCGCGGAATATTTTACAAAAATTCAAGAGTGGATGATATTTCAATTCGCGGCACGTTCACAGCACAAGACACACAAGAAGCAAATTATTTGCTGGCAGTGATACATTTCTTTAGAAGTGCAACAAAAATGTTTTATGGACAGGATCCACAACGTGGAACACCCCCACCAATTTGTTTACTAAACGGGTTTGGACAATATCAATTTTCAGATCATCCGGTGGTCATATCTTCATTTAGTTACAACCTACCCAACGATGTGGACTATATAAGAACAACCAACCCCAATAACTTTGGATTAAATTTAGAAAACAAATATAACAATTCAGGAGCCAGTGGCAAAGCCGGTTCACTTCCGGTTAATGTTCGTTTATTAAATTCATTGTTAACCTTGGGTGCAACCAAAAAAGTTCCAGCACCGCCCAATACTGTAGCCGGTAGTGTAAGCAACCAAACACCCTCCAGCTATGTACCAACCAAAATGGAAATTGATATTACTTTGATACCTGTACAAACACGCAGTCAAGTCAGCAAACAGTTTAGCCTGCAAGGATTTGCCAGCGGACAGTTGCTTAGAGGAGGATTCTGGTAATGGCCACCTATGACACAACCAGCCCTTATTATAACACAGGCTATAGTCAATTTTTTCTTGACGTAATGGTCAACAGACCCATACCCAAAGAAATCGACGATTTGCAATTTACTATTAACACAACATATCAATACAGACCAGACTTGCTGGCATTTGACTTGTATGGCAATGCCACGCTATGGTGGGTATTTTATCAACGCAATCCCAACTCATTACAAGCACCACCTTTGGACTTCAAACAAGGTGTGCAGATCTATCTACCAAAAATCACAACGCTGAAATCAGCCCTGGGGTTCTAACCTATGGCAACAGTTACAGAACTTCAAGCAGAAATTGCTCGACTGCGAGAACGGTATCGCATTGCACAAAACGGACTTGCTACTCTCAATAAAAGTTTGCAAAGCAATCAGGCGATACTAGCAAGATATACCGCTGAAGTTTCTAGCATTCCTGGACAGATTGCAACGCTTGAAGCACAAATAAATGCAAATCAACCCCCACCACCTGCCACCGCTAGCCAGACTGCTGGTGATGATGCCCCAAAAGGTCCCAACGCACCCCCACAAGCACAAGTTGGTGACAACGGGAGAATTGTACCCCCACCAGATACTACAACACCAACTAATGCTATTCCTCCAGCTACAACAGAAACCACTGGTGCTACTACAGGTACAAATGCACCAGTACGAACCACAGAACAAACACAGGCCACATATTATGAAAATGATGGAACAGCAAGTACTAGTAACACTGCATTAAAAGCACCCGCAGTGGGAGCAAATTCTGACGGTACTGTGGGGGAAGTAGAAGCTCGAGCCACAATACAACCTGGAACACCTACTAGGGACGATAATGTTAAACCATCAAGTACTACTAATCAAACTGCTACAAATGCTGGAGATTTTAAATTAGTCAAAGTTGAACCGCAACCTAATGTATTAGATGAATATTTTAGTTACAGCTATGTGGCTTCAGTATATTTGATGAACAACTATGATTACGCTCGTTTGCTTAAAGGTGATAAAAAAATTGATGGGTATCAATTGTTATTTCAAAGCGGCGGTGCAGGAGTCAGTGATGGTGTGATTCGGCAACAACCTGGATCAGAACAGCCACAAGCAGTTTATTCATCAGCAAATAGAAATCCTTATTTTGATAATGATTTTTATCTTGACTCAATAACCCTTACATCTTTGTTGCACGGCAAAGGAACTGGATCCGCACATGCGTCAGTTGACCTTAAATTCACAGTGATAGAAACACAAGGTATGACTTTGTTGGAGAGATTACGAGATGCAGTAGCAAATTATGCACCGCAAACTACCGAAGGCGGTCCTGTAAATTACGGACTAGCACAGTATCTGATGGTAATACGGTTTTATGGATATGATGAAAAAGGTAATATAGTACAACCTATCAAAGGTGGGTTAATATCAGCTGACACTACCAAAAGTGATTCTAAAGCAGCCGTGGAAAAATATATTCCATTTTTAGTAAAAACTATTAATTGGAATGTGAGTTCTAAAACAGTTAATTATGAATGGGATTGTGCCACCATTGGTCAATACGTGGGAGGTTCCACAGACCGCGGAACCATAAGAGAAGACATGCAACTTAATGCATCCACAGTGGAATTGATGTTGGGAGGATCAGCAGAATACAGCACAACCACCACATCGCCTACTAATCCTGGAGCAAGCACAGCTGGCATTAAAATTTCAACTTCTGGATTTGTACCTGGGGGCAGTAATAGAGCAAATCAACAAGCAACTGTTCGAAGAATCGATAATGCAACCACCGTTCCGGTGTCATCTGCACAGGCAGAACGAGATGACACCGCCGCTGTTGATACAGTGGCACCGCAAACAGCCTCTGCCGCCCCTACAGCCAAAAAAACTGCGGTGCAAGGACTCATGGCCGCGTTGAATGATTATCAACAACAAGCAGTGATTGCTGGTAAAATTGAACAGGCTGATTTTTATTCAATAGAATTTGTTGGACCCGAATCGAATTTAATTAGCGGTGCAAGTGTAATGCCCATCAGTCCAAAAGTTAATAAAAAAAATGTAGCCTCTGGTAAAAATGATCAAAAATCATTGAATCCAGATACCAACTCAGTGGACACTACCACTAACACTTTTGCAATAACTGCCGGTATGCAGATTGTACAAGCAATAGAACTTGTATTACGCAATAGTCAATATATTACTAAACAAGCATTGTTTGAGTTTGATGCTGACGGAGAGCAAGTACCAACAAAAGACCCTTCAAAAATTAAAAATGATCAAGTCAAGTGGTACAATATCACAATGTCGGCCACACGCAGGAGCGACAAAATTGATAAAAAAAGAAATGATTTTGCCTACAACATCACATATACCGTGAGTCCGTATCTAGTGAAAGGACTCAACAGTATATATTTTCCGGTAAACAGTTTTACAGGAGTGCATAAATCATATCCTTTTTGGTTTACCGGACAAAATACCCAGGTAATAGATTATCAGGAAAATTTGAATATATTGTTTAGAACATCTATAACTGGTAAACCGGGCGACAGATCTCAAGCAGATCGTATCAAAGCAAGCACAACATCAAATTATCAAGAAATTCTAGTTTATAGTCTTGCCGCTCGCAGTGCTGAAACAAGTCAACAGGGAGATGGCAAACAAAACGAACTAACTGCTAATGCCGCAGAACAATTGTATGATCCTGCCAGTCTAAGAGATGCCAAAGTCAAGATAATAGGGGATCCAGCATGGATGCAACAAGGCTCCTTTGTGTTCGGTCCATTGGCTATCTATTATGGCTCGTCTGCATTGACTACCGGATTTAATCCTGATGGCAGTATTTCTTTTGATAATCAAGATATATTATTTGAAGTAAATTGGCAACCACCCGAAGACTACAATTTACAAACAGGATTGGCCGATCCGTATAGTGGAAAACAAAGTGCCACACAAAAAGCATACAATTCAAAAGTTTCAAAAATAAGTCGGGTATATCGTGCTATTAAAGTAACAAGCGAATTTAAACAAGGAAAATTTGAACAAGAGTTAATTGGTATAATTTATCCTTTTGTTATTAAATCATCAAAGATAACTGCACCAACATCAACGTCAGCAAATTTTGCCACCAGCGACGATCTTGACTCTGAGAGAGCAAGCAATGCTTCCGCGGTAGCAGCCTCCAACAAAGCTCGTGGAAACAATCAAACACAAGCCACTGGCAACAGAATTGGTCTAGAGCTTACTGGCAGAATACAAAACAATGGTTTAACTGATCCACGTAGTACATTGAGTAGTGATGGTGGCACCGCAGCCATACTTGGTGCACAACAAGCATCGCCGACAGGAGCATATAATAATTCATTACCGCCTGGCAATTCACGAGAACTTACCGATGCTAGAACTTCCTGGGCTGCCGCTAAAACTGTACCAGTCTCCATACAAAATGCACAATCGCCAATGCCGGCTACTGATGGCAACAACAACGTGTTAGACACGACAAACATAGAATCTAGCCCACCAAAATTAAATTCTGTAGTGTCAAGAATCAACGCGGCTGCAACCGCCGCAGGACCTAGAGGCCGTGGTGCCGCACCAGGCAATCCTACAAGCACAACAATTCCTAATAACCAACCAATTAACAAATCTGACTATTAAAGGATAATAAATGACAGAAAATGTACAACGCAGTCGAGGTCGCCCAAGTAATTATAAATTAGATCGTGGTGGGGTGCCTGCTGAATTTGGACCATTTTACGGAATAGTTAAAAGCACCGTGGATCCCACACGAGCTGGTCGTTTGAGAGTGTATATTGATGCATTTTCTGCAGGTAGTCAAGCCAGCGAAAATGATGATACCAATTGGACCACAGTGAGTTACATGCCTCCTTTTTACGGGTCAACCCCTGCCAATCCTAGTAGTGCTGGTGTTGGAACTTGGACAGATGGAAATTCTAATTCTTATGGCATGTGGTTCACTCCACCAGATGTAGGAGTAACAGTACTGTGTGTTTTTGTCAACGGTGATCGTAGTCAAGGATTTTATATTGGTGTGGTTCCTGACGAAGGACTAGGTAGCATGGTTCCTGCTATTGCTTCTGTACCGGCAGCACAAGCAGAATTTCAAAATCAAAATCAAGAAACATATTTTGCTGGTGCCACACGCTTGCCTGTGGCAGAAATTAACACTAATAATTTAGAAATTTTTAACGATCCGCGATTCTTTGATTCAACTAAACCAGTACACGGTTATCTAGCACAGGGGTTATTTCAACAAGGTGTTATAAATGATATCGAACGTGGAACTATACAAAGTTCGAGTCAACGTGAAACTCCTAGTGCTGTATTTGGTGTTAGCACTCCTGGCATGCCCATTTATCAAGGTGGTATGAAACCCAACGATATTCGTGCAAAACTAAATGCAGGCGAAATTACTCCCAAACAAGCTCAAGTCATCGGTCGTGTGGGTGGACATAGTCTTGTGATGGACGACGGTGATCTTGAAGGTCGAAATGCATTATTAAGATTGCGTACCAGCTTAGGTCATCAAATTACCATGAGTGATTCGGGAAACTTTTTCTATATTATTCATGCCAATGGACAAACTTGGTTGGAGTTTGGAGTAGAAGGCACAGTGGATGTGTATGCTACAAACTCTATAAACTTGCGAACTAAAGGTGATATTAACTTTCATGCTGATCGAGATATCAATATGTTTGCTGGACGTTATTTAAAAATGAAAAGCAAAGAAGACATGCAGTTGGAAACAGACACATTTTTAAGTATACAAGCTCAAGAAGATATTACATTATACAGCAAAAACACAATCGGAGTCAAAGCAGACGGTACACTTACATTGAACAGTTCGTCGGGGGCATGGGGTGCAGGCTCTGCCCTAGTGCTAGAAGCTGGTGGTATTGATCTTAATGGTGCGGCTGCTGGAGCGGTTAATACCCCACAACCATTGACTAAAACATTGTTAGACGATACAGAATTTGACACCAGCAAAGGTTGGATTGTAAAACCTGAAGGTATTGAAAGTATTGTGAGTCGAGCAGCCACGCATGAACCTTATCCGTATCATAACAAAGGTGTTGACGTGGAAGTCAAGTTTGAAGAAGGCAAACCCAGTCCGCCACCAGGTGCAGTACCAGTTCCAGCTGGCGTAAATACAGGCAAAATAACATGGCAGAATTTACATTTAATCTTGACCAACTTAAATCAAGTGTCGGTAGCAGTGTTACCAGTCTTGACTCTAAACTCTATTCTAAAACACGTGATCAAGATCTCAACTATACCGGTAATGATTATATTATATGGGACAGAACAAATGCTGAACGCATACGTCGTGGATTACCTAGTTTAACTGAAATTGGTTTTCCAAGACCACCCGAAGATACAACAATCGGCACAACAGGAGCAACAGGAACGCCAGCAACAGGAGCCGCTCCCACAAATCCCGACGGCACCGCAAAAACATTTGCTATCAAAGGTCCACCAGGACTCACTCGAGAGCAAGCATTTGCAATTTTTAAGAAACAAGCCGACACTGGTGGTTTAGTAGGGTTCACACCTGGCGAAACACTCAGTGCGTCGACACAAGCCGCAGATGGCCTAGCTGGAGCACAAGCCATTGTGGCACAAGCACAGTCTGGAATAAACGGTAGTATAAACAGTCTAGGTGGATTTTCATCAAGTCTATCAGCATCAGGTGTGGACCTGTCAACTGGTAGAATTCCATCAGTTGATTCAGCATTTGCCAAAGGTGGCATTACTGGCGGTGCCGCTGGCCTTGGCGCACTGGTAGGTAGTGTTGCTTCAGGCCTTGGTTCAGCCGGCGGAGCATTAGGCGGATCACTTGCTGGTATTACCCCAGGATTGACTGCCGCTGTTGGCCCCGCAGTATCTTCGGTGTCAGGAGCCCTGGGCGGCGTGGTCGGATCCAGTCAACTTGGTTTAGCTTTAGTTGGGGCATCTGCTGTACAAGGATCAGTTGCAGTAACTTCGATACAAACAATCAACAAAACTATTACTGGACTGCCAGTCACCAGTCCTATTAATGTGGCAGACTTTTCAAAGATTGCGTCCGGTATTAATTCTGTGGGTGCTGTGGCTCCTATTGGTCCTATGAGCATACCCGAAGTCAACGGGGTGTTGGCACAGGCAAAAAATCTTACCGGACAAGGGTTTGGCGATCTAAGCGATGCCAATGGCCTGGGTGCATTTGGATTAAATCTTGGTCAATTAGAATCTGCCGGATATGTTAAACCAGGAACCCGTGCTAAATTTAACACAGACTTGTCAACATTTAGTACAGTGATAAACAGTCCTGCTGTATGGACTGGAAAAGACGGAGTTAAAAACGCCGGTGATTTGTTGGCCAATGCATCCAAGCAAAGCCAGATACAACAAGACTTGATGACCAAAGGTGTAGCAGGCATGGGTGCGGTAGGCATACCTGTACAAAATTTATCAAGCCAAGGTATTGCTGGCATGAGTTTAAATGCCGCTAAAGATTTGCCCAGTGCAGAAGCATTTGCCAAAGGACTGCCCATACCCGGAGACGGTACTGGTGCAGTACAAGCAGAGTTTGCCACAGCGGTAAGAGATGGTGCATTTGCTGTCAATCTAGTAAACACAAAAATACCAACGGCATTCAAACAACAAGAAGTTCCTAAACCAGCTTCAGATACTGTGGGTAGAGCCACCGTAGACGCTGCCACTACTCGTGTGATAGGTGACGATAAAGTACCAGCACCCAATTACACAGCTAAACAAGTGACTGAAAACACAGCCGATGTTGAATTGTATGTGAATACTGCCAAGACTCTAGCATCTGATTATATTAATCCAACAAACATTGCATTTACCGCTATTGCTAACAAATTAACGGCATTAGAAAATCAACAAACAATTACATCTGATGCTTGGTCGGCAATTAACAACGAATTTCAAGAAGCACGTAATTTGTTTAATTCAAATGGACCAACCCTACAAGCCACGTTGGAATCAATTTATACTCGATTATCTCCAGGACAACAGCAAGGATTACAAGACACTGGAAAATTTACCAACATAGTAAACATCAGGGCCGCTAAATCAATACTGTTAGACAAGAGCAAAAATATCAAACAAAGATTGGCTGCCTTGAGTTTAAAAATTGAAGGACGCGGAGCAGGTGAATAACCTCCCATAAATACCATATGGCACAAACATTCATTGGATTCAACACACAAAATCAATACAAAAAGTTTACACTCACGGATTTTGCTTTGGTAAAACGTGATTTGCTTAATGCATTTAACATACGTCAAGGGCAATTGCCTGGACGTCCTGCATACGGCACAGCATTGTGGGATTTTTTGTTTGAGGCACAACTTGAAGATCTGAACACTTCTATAGTAAATGAAGTACAAAGAGTAGCCGGCGGTGATCCTAGGATTTACATCAACAACGTGCAAAGTTACCCCCAAGAAAATGGTATATTAATTGAAGTTGAATTGACTGTGGTACCCAGCACCGATGCCGAAAGATTAAGTATTTTCTTTGATCTTCAACAGCGTAATGCCTCTTATGTATAAGTTAGTGGTTTTTGATACCCATAAATAAAACATAGAGGCTCAATACAAATGGCAAAAACCACAAGACAAACAGCGATATTTGGTGTAGAGGATTGGAAACAAATCTACCAAACTTATCGCGAAGCTGATTTTCAAAGTTATGATTTTGAAACACTACGTAAAAGTTTTGTTGATTATCTGCGTTTGTATTATCCAGAAACATTCAACGACTATATTGAATCAAGCGAATACATTGCCTTACTAGATGTTATGGCATTTATGGGGCAAGCACTGGCTTTCCGCACAGACTTAAACACTCGCGAAAATTACATGGACACAGCTGAACGTAGAGATTCAGTTGTGCGTTTGGCAAATTTGGTAAGTTATACTGCCAAACGCAACATTGCCGCACAAGGATTACTCAAAGTATTTTCAGTTACCACAACAGAAAATCTAGTGGATTATAATGGTGTAAATCTTAGCAACATTACTGTGGATTGGGCAGACCCCACAAACCCAGACTGGCAAGAACAATTTACTACAATTATAAATGCCAGTTTAGTAGACACACAAAAAGTTGGCAGACCGGGCAACCGCCAAACAATACTTGGTATACGAACAGACGAATATGCAATTAATTTAGTTCCAGGATATTTGCCCGTGGTACCATATACTGCCACAGTGGATGGGGTGAGCATGCCTTTTGAGGCAATGACTTCAACCTCAGTTGGTCAAAACTATTTGTACGAACCACCACCACGACCCAATCAACCTTTTAATATTTTATTTCGTAATGACAGTTTAGGATTTCAGTCATCCAACACTGGTTATTTCTTCATGTTCAAACAAGGTATATTACAAAATCAAGATTTTAACTTAGGTGAACGAGTGAGCAATCGCACAGTCAATATCAATATCGAAGGTGTTAACAATGAAGACCGTTGGCTGTTTCAACTAGACAATGTTGGAAACATAAATCGCGAATGGCAATATGCTGAAAACATTTATGCCGCAGGCGGCGAACAAATTGCTACAGATACACGACCTATATATTCAGTTACTTCAAGAACTAACGATCAAATTACCATGGTGTTTGGTGATGGAGTATTCTCAGAGATTCCTGTAGGCACATTCCGAGCGTATGTTCGTGCCAGTAATGGATTGCAATATATTATCAATCCAGAAGAAATGCAAGCCGTGACCATTCCTATCAGTTACATTAGTCGTGCTGGTAATCTTGAAACAATGACATTCACTTGCGGTATCACTCGACCTGTGTCAAACAGCCAAGCACGTGAAAGCATTGACGCTATCAAACAACGTGCTCCTGCTAGATACTACACACAAAATCGCATGGTCAATGGCGAAGACTATAATCTTTTTCCATACACTCAATACAATAGCATTGTAAAATCTAAAGCATTAAATCGTGCGTCAATTGGAACCAGTCGTTATCTTGATCTAGTAGACAACACAGGCAAATATTCAAGCACAAACATATTTGGTAGTGATGGTGGATTGTGGGAAGAAAATATATTACCTACAATTTTGTTTGCCTGGACTAACCGTAATGAAATTTCTGATTTGGTTACAAATCAAATACAACCAAAAATAGCAGAAACTTTGATGCGGCAATTTTATTATGCAAATTTCCCCAGGGTCACATCCGCTACATTGCCAACAGCAGTCACTTGGTTACCCAACACAACCTGGAATCAAAGCACAACGTTGGCCAATGAAACCACAGGCTATTTTAAAAATGCCGCAGGAACACCAATACCAGTTGGGTCAACTACCACAACACAATTCAAGTATGCTGTGGTAGGAAGTTTGATAAAATTTGTTCCACCAACTGGTTACTACTTTGACAAAAACAACAAACTACAACAAGGTACACCTACCTCAGCAGATCAGAAATTAGAAATTTGGGCCAGCCCATTGAGCATTCAAGGCACTGGATACAACAATGGTCTTGGTAACTTGTCTTCGGGTGCTGGACCGGTTGCACTGAATAATTTTGTTCCCACAGGAGCATTGATCAACACAATTATTCCTTTGTTTGTGACCGATTTACCACAAAGTGTAGAACTATCTATAACTGAACAAATTTTATTAAATCGTAACTTTGGATTAGGGTACGATAACAACGGTGACATAACAGGAACACCATACTCATGGTATGTAATTACCAGCACTAATTTGAACGCTGATGCCACGTGGAGTCAAACATACGCTGGCAACACATCAGGTACAAATTTAGACGCCAGTTGGTTGATACAATTTGTAGTGCAGAATCAAAATTACACAATTACATTCCGCGGACTGTCCTATTTCTTTGGATCAGTGTTGCAAACACGCTTTTTCTTCTACGATGGTTCCCCGATCTACGACAGCCGCACAGGCACTGTGATCAAGGACTACATCAATTGTTTGGCGGTGAATACCCAACCAGATTCAACTGACCATTTGCCCGGCGATATCTACATGACCATAACTGGTCAACCAGTAGAAAGCGACGGCTATGTTGATGACTTCCAGGTCCTGGTAGGATATCGCGACAGTGACAATGACGGGGTTCCTGACAACCCTGATTTCTTTAATGAAATTGTTGCTCCAAGCACTAACCCAACACAAAAATATATCTACTTGCAAAAAACTGTGGACTTTGACAACTTACAAAGATACTTGTTGGTTGAACCAGATCTAGTGACCAGTGACTACGGCACATATGATGAGATTGAATTAGTAAAAAATTCTTGGACTCCGGGGCAGGTGTTTTATGCATATAGTCAAGTTAATACTAATAACACAGTGGGTGCGTTTTATCAACTCAGTGTTAGTGTAACTGGTGTTAGAACATTAATTGATGTCACAGACGAATGGATTGCTAGAACAGGACGTCAGGCATTGTATTTCCAATACAGACACAATGCACCGTTGACTGCACGTATTGATCCGGGAACCACAAACATTATTGATTTGTATGTGGTAACACTGGCATATTACACATCATATCAAAACTGGATACGTGACACAACCGGCAAAGTTGTTGAGCCAGATATTCCTACCATTGATGAATTGTCAACTGCGTATCAAGGATTAGAAAATTATAAAATGATAAGTGACAACATTGTTTTAAACTCTGTTGTGTTCAAACCTTTGTTTGGAGAAAAAGCCGCACAAAATCTTCGTGCCACAATAAAGGTCATACGTGCAAGCAATTCAACTGCCAGTACCAGCGAAATCAAAAGTAGTGTGGTAGCCGCAATGAATACATATTTTAGTATTGACAAGTGGAATTTTGGCGATACATTTTATTTCTCAGAACTTGCGGCCTACTTGCATAGTCAACTGGGCACAATCATAAGTTCCGTGGTGTTGGTACCACTCAACAGTCAGAAATACTTTGGTGACTTGTACGAAATACGTTCAGCACCCAATGAAATATTTGTTAACGGTGCCACAATCAACAACATTGACGTTATTGAAGCATTGACCAGTACCAACTTGCGTACTGCACCCGGTAGTGGAGTAATTTAATGGCCAAGGTTCGCAGTGTAGATTTTCTTCCTGAAATATTTCAGACTGATGCCAACAAACAGTTTCTTGCAGCCACACTAGATCAGCTGATACAAGAGCCTAGTTTTAAAAAATCACAAGGATTTATTGGCCGCACAGTGGGCCCTGGTGTCAATCCCAACGACAAATATGTAATTGAACCCACGGCCACACGAGCCAACTATCAACTTGAGCCCGGAGTAGTAAGTCTTGTTCCTGAAAATACCAACAAGATACAGAACGCTATTACCTATCCGGGCATGAATGATGCTGTGGCATTTCAAGGTGGCAATGGAGACAGGCCAGATAGACTATACTCAAGTGAGTATTACACATGGGATCCTTTTGTTGATTTTGATGCATTTGTAAATTTTGGCCAATATTTTTGGTTACCAGCAGGTCCTGAAGTAGTTGACGTAGAGGCAGTGGTATCGCCAGTGTCGGAAAATTTTGTAGTGACTCGGGCCGAAAATGCATATTCTTTTTCGGGAGTTTATGGCGAAGATCCGGTCATTGAATTAATTCGCGGCGGCACGTACACTTTTCAAATAGCCCAAAATCCCAAAGAAACCATAACATACAGAGTTACCAACAACAGAACTCAAGCCTATGTAATCAACAGTCAAAACAATCCTGCACTTAGTCTGATTCGTGGCAACACTTATCAATTTAATCTAACATTAACTGGAGCATTTCCATTCTGGATAAAAACTGCAGCCACCACAGGTGTGGGCGATAGTTATAATTCTGGCGTAACACGCAACGGATCTGCCACTGGGTTGGTAACATTTGTTGTGCCACAAGATGCACCAGACACACTTTATTACGCTAGTCAAGACCAATCCAACATGCAAGGTGTGTTGAATATTGTAAATGCCACAGCCGGCAACGGACCTGAATTTTGGATACAATCAGAACCGGGCGTGTCAGGAACATTGCCCTACTCTCCCAACATCAGCAGTAGAGATGTGTATGGTGTGGTCAATGATGGCACCGATCTTGGTACAATAACATTTAATGTGCCTTATACTGATGCACAAGCATTTTATTATAATCTTACTGACATTGGCACAATTGATTTAGTTACTGAACTAGATTACGATCAAATCAACGGACAACCATTGGTTGAATTCTTGATTGAATACGACGGTATTGATGATACTACCAATCTCAATACCAGAACGTTGATTTTTATCAATAATCCTGCCCTGGTTAACAAATACCAAATCACTTACGTCACTGTTGATGATGTGGTGTACCTTCAATTGATTGATATCGGGATTATCAATCCTCTAGAAAAATTTACAATATCGTATGGCACAGTATACAGTAATACACAATGGTACAAAGATCCAGTTGACCTCTTTCAACAGATCCCATTATTAACAGCAGTACAAGATACTCTGTATTATCAAGATAGTCAAAATCCAGACCTAGTGGGTCGCATTAGATTAGTTGATGCTGATCAAACTGGCATAATTTATATTGACCAAATTCTAGGTAAAAAAACCTACACATCTCCCAATGGAGTTGCATTTACTAACGGCCTCAAAGTAAGATTTACAGGAAATGTTGAGCCTGCCGCTTACGGATCAGGCACCACTAGTATTGCGTGTACCGGTACCGAATACGGCACAAATTATATCACATATGACAACACTGATACATCTTTGTATGTGGGTCAAGAAATTGTATTTGTTGCCCCCACACTTGGCGGATTGGTGGCAGGACAAACTTATTATGTGAGATCAATTTCAGCTAACAATGTAAAATTCACAGTAAGCAGTATTCAGTACGGAGCAACACCTGTTGCATTATCAACTGCAACAGGATCAATGACAGCCAATGCTGTGGCCAATAGAGAATACTATGTAAGCGGCGTGGGAACAGCAATTGAATTGTTGCCAACTAGTAGTCTTGATGTTTACGAAACTTATGCTGTAGATGCTGATACCACAACTGTTGTAGTTGAGCCAACACAACCGGACTATCTCACAATCAGTCGTGCCAGTAAAGATCTAAATGCATGGAGTCGCAGTAACCGCTGGTTTCACATTGATGTAATTAATGCAACAGCTGAATATAACAATACCACCGCGGTGCTTGACAATAACTATCGAGCCAAACGTCCTATTATACAATTTAGATCTGGATTACGATTATGGGACATGGGCACAGACGGCAAAGCACCTGTGGACATTATTGATTTTACACAAACAGATGCATTTAGCAATGTTGAAGGTAGTGCTAGTTATTCCACAGATGGATATACATTTGTAGAAGGCACACGAGTAATTTTTGCCGCAGATGAAGATACTGATGTAAAAAATAAAATTTATGTTGTTAGTTTTGTTACGCCTGATACATCACCTAATACCAACGCTGGCGACTTTTTGATAGGCGTACACTATAATATTTTAACACTTGGATCAACTGACTGGAATGCGGCTGCTGGAACTTCTGGAATAACTTACGCAGTTGGCGACGGTTTTATTGCGGCCACTACGGGATCTGGTTCAGGAACAGCCACAGTTGACGAACCAATTATTACATTGACCCAAGCACCTGACGGAATAGTATTGCTTGATCAATCCACAGTTTGCCTCAATGGCAATACCAGTGCCGGCCTTACCTATTGGTATGATGGTACTGATTGGATAGAAGCACAACAAAAAACTGCAATCCAACAAGCACCACTTTTTAATATCTACGATGTTGATGGTGTAAGTTTTGGAAACAAAGTAAAATATCAATCTTCAGACTTTGCAGGATCAAAATTATTCAGTTATGCTGTGGGAGATACCACCATACTTGATCCAGTTTTGCAATTCCCGTTACAATATTTAAACATCAACAACGTTGGTGATATTGTGTTTGACAACAACTTGTATGTTGATACGTTTACATACACTATAGATAATGTTAGTACTACCAGCGACATCAGTTCAGGGGCGGCACGTGAATATGCTGATAGAACCATTTATGCAAAATTAATTGGTTGGCAAACTGCTGTAGTTGAGCAACAAATTTATCAGCAATTTAAATTTACATACGACGGTTCTCCTCTTAAACTTGACATTGCTACCACGACGCAAACATCTATTGCAGTTCCTGTAATTAAAATATATGTAGGTAGTCAATTTGTTGACCCATCATTGTATACCTATGTAATTGGCACTGATAGCACTGTCATTACATTGACAAACACTTATGTCCCAACTGATATTATTGAAGTGTTGGCATTAAGCGATCAAACCAGCAAGGTAGCATTTTATCAAGTACCAAATAATCTTAACAGTAACCCTCTCAATGCTAATAGCTCTGCATTTACTTTGGGCACAATTCGCACACATTACGAAAGTATTTGCCAAAATTTGTTGACAGTAACTGGTAAAATTAACGGTGCTAATAACACTCGAGATCTTGGTGATATTGTTCCTTATGGCCTGGTAATACTACAACAAAGTTCGCCATTGACTCTAGCCGGCTATTTCATGCGTAGTCCAGCTTACAATATTTTTGCCAGTTTGCAATTTAACGGTCGTGAATACATTAAATTTAAAGCACAAATGTTAGATGCAGTTTTAACACAACAAAACATTGCGTTTAAAACAACAGCCGAAATTCTTAACACTGCCATAGCCGATATCACCCTGGGAAAACTTGACACGCAACCATTTTACTGGAGTGACATGATCCCGGCCAGTGTGCCATACGCTACAAATTCTTACACAGTGGGATATACCACACAACCCACATTTGACACAGTACAAGTATACAACTACGAGTCAGCCAACTACCTTGGCATGTGTGTGTATCTAAATGATGAAATTTTAACACGTGGTCTTGATTATGAAGTTGCCATCAACGGCCCACGATTAACAATACTCATAACATTGGCACTGGGAGATGTTGTAACTATAAATGAATACAATGCCACTTATGGTAATTTTGTACCCAACACTCCAACCAAGTTGGGACTATACCCTGCATGGCAACCGGCTGTGGTTCCAAGAACAACCAGCAATGGTGTAGAAAACTTCACGCAAGGACATGATGGTAGCATAACTCCGTTGTTTGGAGACATACGAGATCAAGTATTGTTGGAATTTGAAACTAGAATTTACAGCAATTTAAAACTTGATGGTAATCCAGTGCCACTAACAATTGAAAATGTGTTGCCAGGACAGTTTCGTACCACCGGATACACGTTTGAAGAAATTAATACAATATTTGCCCAGGACTTTTTGAGCTATTGCGGTTGGAACAAACTGGATTACAGTCAACAAACTTACACGGCCACCAATGAGTTTACCTGGAACTACAGCAATTCACAAAGCAAACTAGATAAACAAAACTTGCTGGGTGCCTGGCGTGGAATCTATAGATACTACTACGATACACAGCAACCCAGTTACACTCCTTGGGAGATGTTGGGCTTTGCAATTGAACCCACGTGGTGGGAAAATAGATATGGTCCAGCACCATACACACAAGACAACCTGGTATTGTGGGATGACTTGGCCGCAGGCTATGTGGCAGATCCTGTTGTGCCATACTATAAACCAGAATATGCTAGACCAGATTTAACCACAGTTATTCCCACAGGGACCGAGGGCGAATTATTAAGTCCATTTAACAGCGTAGTTGGGGTTGCATTCAATCAATATAACGGTGCCGCACAATTTAACAAAAGTTGGGCCATAGGTGATGGCGGACCGGTAGAATCATCATGGTGGAATAGTTCAGCATATCCATTCTCGGTCATGCATGTGCTGGCAGTTACTCGCCCAGCAGAATTCTTTGCATTGTTTGCTGATCGAGATTTATACAAGTTTGATACAGATTACAATCAGTATTTGTACAACGGTCGTTACAGATTAAATGCTAATCAACTTGAAATTTATGGCGATGGTGTTAGCAAAGCCAGCTATATTGATTGGATAGTAGATTTTAATCGTCAGTCTGGAATCAATAGCACCCAAGCCCTTACCGCCGATCTTGACAATCTTGACGTGAGATTGTGTTATCGCATGGCCAGTTATTCGGACAAGCAATATATTAAATTATACACTGAAAAATCCAGTCCCAATAGTACCAACAACACATTGATGATTCCTGACGAGAGTTACAATATTGTTTTGTATAAAAATCAACCATTTGATCGAATTGTCTATAGTTCAATAGCAATACAAAAAGTGTCTGGCGGATATGCAGTGTTTGGATACGGAACTACGCAACCATATTTTAATATATTACAAAGTCAAGCAGTTGGTAGATTGCAAGAATACAGCTCCGGCGGTATCACCGTTAGAGTTCCAACTTTCTATAGTAATAATGTGGTTCAAGTACCTTATGGATTTATTTTCAGCAACGAAACCGCAGTTAGTGATTTCTTGTTGAGTTATGGCAAATTGCTAGAAAATCAAGGACTTACTTTTGACAATATCTCAGAAAATAACTATGTCTTGGATTGGTCAAGAATGGTTGATGAATTTTTATACTGGAGCCAGCAGGGTTGGAATACAGATGCAATCATCAATTTAAATCCATTGGCCGCCAAATTAACAGTCACACGAGCAGGTGCAGTGGTCGATAGCATTGTGACCGAAACAAGCGAAAATTTATTGTTGGATCAGAATTCAAGAGAGTTGCCAACTCGCACTCTCAATATTGTTCGTATAGACAATACATTTGTTATACAGCCATTGAGCACTCAGACAATTAGTTTTATTGATTTGAAATTTACAAATTTTGAACACATGATTGTGTTAAGTAATCGCAGTGTGTTTGGCGATTTAATTTATGATCCCACCACAGGTGCTAGACAAAGTCGATTAACTCTTGTGGCGGTGACCACTGCTGACTGGAATGGAACACTTGACACTCCAGGTTTTATTTTAAACCAAGACAATGTGGAAGAATGGACAGGTTTACGCACTTATAGCAAGGGACAGATTGTCAAATACAAGAATGTGTATTGGTCTGCTCTAAAAATAGTTCAGCCAACTGAAAAGTTTGATTTCAATGATTGGGTACAAAGCGACTATACACAAATGGAACTTGGGTTGTTGCCCAATCTTGCCAACAAAGCCAATCAGTTGGCCAACAGTTACAATATCAATACTGCCAACATCGAACTTGACAACGATCTATTGGCATACGGATTGATTGGATACAAGCCTAGACAATACTTGGCCGCGTTAAACCTTGACGACGTTAGTCAAGTTAATATATATCGACAGTTCCTTGATACCAAGGGCACTATCCTTGCGGCAGAATTATTTAAATCGGCCAACCTTGGCAAAGAAGCAGCCGATTATAGCATATATGAAAACTGGGCAGTACAGCGAAGTGTGTATGGTGCCAATGCCAATCGCAGTTTCTTTGAACTTCGTTTAAATCGTGCATTGTTAGATGCCAATCCTAGCCTGGTCCAAGTGGTATTGCCGCAACAACCGAGCTCAGCAGATCAACAAATACTACTAAGTGATGTTTGGAGACAGAGTTATAAACTCACAAGTCCTGATATTTTACCAACCACGACAGAATTACCTACTGATACTGGCTTGCCTTCAGCAGGATATGTAAGTCTTGATGATGTTGATATCACAGTGTTTGATATCAATAGCACAGCCAGTTTAAGTGCCAACATAGATGCAATTCAAGTTGGTACCAGTATATGGGTGGCCAAGATCAATGATTATGATTGGAACATTTATCGTGCTCAAGCAGTACCTGGACAGATACAACACGTATGTGATAATTTAAACGGCACCAGCCGTGTGATCTTTAGCGGTAATCATGGCCTGGTTGCTGGCGACAAGTTAATTATTAAATTCTTTGATATTGAAGTCAACGGTGTATATCAAGTATTATCAGTATTAAATTTAACCACAGTAAACATTGCATTTGCGTTTAGTGGCAATAGATCAGTCGCAAACGGTACTGGCCTAGGATTTACATTGCAAACCATGCGTGTTGCACAGGCAAGCGATGTACTTACATTACCATATGCCAATGATATTTTGCCCGGTGCAAGAGTTTGGGTAGACAACAACGGCAGTGGCTTGTGGGAAGTATTGCAAAAGAACACAGTATTTTCGGATGTTATTTCTCTTTATCCAGCATTGTTAGATGCCGGCGAACAATATGGTGCCAGTGTATCACAAGCAAGAAATCGAACAGCGGCCTTAGTCGGCAGTCCCAAATATGGATTTGGTGCAGGCGTTGAAAAAGGCGGATTGTATTTGTATGTTAAAAACTACAGTGATCAATACACTCCCATAAGCCCACTATCCAGTGAAGACGCGGTACTCACACTAGATGTTACTGGTGTACGCGGTTATGGTAATGCTATAGATTTTGGCGATCAAAACTGGGCAGTGGCCGGTGCAAGCAAAAGTCTAGGGTCTGGCAGCCAAGCCAACAATGGATATGCCAGTGTTATATATCGTGATCCTGCTCGAGGACAACCCGGGGTAGTACCGTTTGCACAATGGCAGTTGTTGACACAACCTGCTGGATACGGAACACTACTAACTGGTGCTGGTGAGTTTGGTTATAGTGTGGCCATGAGTCTTGACGAACGTTGGATGTATATTGGTGCACCTGGATTGAATAGTGTACACGCTTATGGTCGGGTTGATTGGCAAAATCAATTTATACGAGTTAGAGGAAATGGTGTCACTAGCGTTTACACCATCAATGACACCATACAAATCAACAACTCAAGCCAACTTAAAGTGACACTGGACGGGCAATTACAAACAGTTGGTGTTAATTATACTGTTAGCGGCTCTTTTAGTACTGTAAATTTTGTCTCAGCTCCTGCCGACGGAGTGCTGATAGATATTTCTAGATATTATGCATTTCAAATCCCTGCCACATCTGCTACATTTAATCTGGCCAATGGAATAGACGCAACTGGTAATGCTGTGGGAATTTTCACAGCCACAAACATATATTCATTTAGCATTACTGTAAATGATGCATTATGGCGGCCAAATATTGATTACACATTTGCTGGTACCACAGTGACTTTTATCACAGCAAGAGCACCTAGTGATGTTGTGGTTGTAAACGCACAAAGTTATTTTGAATATGTAGATACCATTGATACATCAAGTGTATCAGGCGGACTCAGTGCTGGAGACCAATTTGGAGATGCAATCTCTTGTACTACTGATGGTAGACAAGTTATAATTGGAACACCATACCGCACAGTTGACGGTGAGGTCGAAGCAGGTAATGTGTATGTTTTTGATCGTAACGTACAAAGATTTATTAACACTACTGATGCTTCGTCTGCTGTTATCACTGTGTTAGGCGGTGCTCCAACCGCTCCAATAAGCGTGACCATTAACAATCAATTTTTAATCAACGAAACTGACAGCGTGATAGGTGGTGCAAATACATTTAAAATTGTAGGTAGTGCCGTGACAATAACAACCAACTTGCAAATTGGTGACATTATTGAAATTGAAACCAACCAATTCCAGCAGGTACAAACAGTAAGTCAAAATACAGTGGCAGAGTTTTGTAACTTTGGACAATCTGTAGACATCTGTACTAATAACTGTAGTTTATATGTAGGTGAGCCACAAAGTAGTGTTCAAATTTTCAAAGGTGGCGTGGTTGAACGTTTTGTAAATCAAAGTCGTGTATACGGCACAATATCTTCTACAATTGCTAATCCTGCACTCACCAATGGTGATACTATTCGTATCAACAACATAGATGTTGCTGTGCCAAATGCCCCTGATCAGAATATAGCTGGGTTGGCGGCAGCAATTAACACCAACGTACAAAATGTATTGGCCACAGTGACCACCGATGGATATCTTGTGCTTGCTATTCAAAATCCTGATGCGGCACCACAATTTAACAAATTACAAGTGGCACCGGGCACCGTGGGCACAACATTTGACGATTTAGGATTTGATACATTTGCTTGGACACAAACAATTGAGAGTCCATATCCTACAGAATATGCTGGATTCGGTAGCAGTCTCAGTATTGATGACTCGGCTATTAATCTAGTGGTCGGAGCACCCAAAGGAACTATCTATCTTGAAACTGAATTTGATGACGGTACCACAATCTTTGACGTTGGTAGTACTGTGTTCTTTTCAATAATTATACAAAGTGGTGCAATTTACACATACGATTATTTGCCCAGTTCAACCTTGGTCATTACCAACCCAGGAAAGTTTGTTTTTGGACAACAGATCAACAACAGTGACGTGGCACCATATGATGGATTTGGTACTTCAGTCAATTACACATCAGGTGTGGTCATGGCCGGAGCACCTAAAAATGATTACGGTGATAGCTCAGCTGATTTTGGTTCAGTGTTTGTGTTTGAAAACACCACAGGCACCCTTGCATGGACAGTGACCAACATACAACAGCCCACCGTGGACATACGTTTATTAAACTCAGTATTTTTGTATGATAGAATTACTGGAGCCAGAACTGAATTTTTAGATTTTATTAATCCGTTACAAGGCAAAATACTGGGTGCCGCTAAACAAAATATTGATTATATTGGTGCCGTTGATCCTGCGTCGTACAACATAGGTCCAGTAAATGTTCGTGGAACTACTTGGTTTGGTGAGCGTGTGGGCGAAGTTTGGTGGGATATATCAACAGTTAGATTTATCGATCCCAATCAAGACAACATCACATACGCTAGTCGTCGCTGGGCACAAATATTCCCAGGAAGTGTAATTGATGTTTACCAATGGGTATACAGTCCAGTACCTCCTGCACAGTACAACGGAGAAGGCACACCTTACAACTCATTCAGTTATACTGTAAACACCAGACTTACGTTAGATGGCACATTCGCCACAGAATATTATTTCTGGGTGCGAGACATCACAGTTACCGCAACCAAACTTGGAAAAACACTGCCAGTAAGTACCATAGCATCGTACATAACTAATCCACGTGCGTCAGGCATTCCGTACATGGCACCAATCAATGCCAGTACCATAGCTCTTTATAACAGCGGAGATTACATCGAAGCCAGTGACACAATTATTAATATTGAATTTGATCAACAATTAACTGATGCTGATGTTCACGTTGAGTATGAATTAATACCACAAGATCGTCCTGATGGATTCTTGAGTGATATATTGTATCGCAAATTACAAGACAGTTTCTGTGGCGTAGACACATTTGGTAATCAAGTGCCTGATCCAAGACTGGGTCCTGCTGAAAGATACGGAGTACAATTCCGCCCAAGACAAAGTATGTTTGTGGATCGCTTTGCGGCATTGAAAAACTATCTTGTGAGATGCAACACAGTTTTAAGTCAGTATCCTGTTAGCGAAAATAGATCATTCAATTTGTTGAACAGCAGTCAAGCAGAACCGATGCAAACTGAAACAGTTGACGGAGTTACTGTTACAAATTGGAATTTACGTGTAGCCAATTTAGAAATACTAGGTTTTCAAACACCGTTCTGGAGCAATCCCAATGGGTCAATACCATTGGGATACAAATATCTCGTAACAACAGACAGTAGTCAGCGTGGATTGTGGACAATTTATACTGTTGAAACAAGCGACACTCAAGCCAACACAAGAGTATTGATTTTGACACAAGTGCAAGGTTACAATACTCCGGATTATTGGAGTTACATTGATTGGTACCTTCCTGGTTATAATTCCAGCACCAAAGTTTTGGCTGAAGTCTCCACATACTCTGCATTGGCCACTCTTACAGTTCCTGTAGGCAGTAGTGTCAAGGTCACTGCTAATGCACAGGGCAAGTTTGAAATTTATTTAAAAACTGATCTAAGCTGGGAACGTGTTGGTCTACAAGATGGTACTATTGAATTTTCAGCAGAATTGTGGGATTATGCATTGGGAAGATTTGGGTTTGACGTTGAAGTATTTGATGCACAATATTTTGATCAGGAACCGGTTACAGAAACACGTAAAATTATACAGGCCATTAACGAAGAGTTGTTTGTAAATGAACTAGCAATTGAACGCAACCGTGCATTGGTATTGGTATTCAATTTTGTATTGAGTGAATTTTCAGCACCCGAATGGTTGGTCAAAACCAGCTTGATTGATGTGGATCACAGAATACGTGAATTGATACCTTATCAAAATTACATAAGAGACAATCAAGAATTTGTTAGCGATTACATTCAAGAAGTTAAGCCGTATCACGTTAGTATTCGAGAATTTAATTTAAAATACGCAGGGTTTGATGAATTCTTTGGTGATACCACTGATTTTGACTTGCCAGCATATTACAACACTTCGCTAGACATACCAGCATATACCAGCCCAATTTTATTACCATATGATCACGGTACTGCATCTGGTGCATCAATCAATAATTTAAGTGACCTGCCAGCAACTAGTACAGTATGGACAACATGGCCATACAATCAATGGTACAGCAATTATCTATTAAATTTGATAAGCATACGAATAATAGATGGTGGATTAGGGTATACCGAAGCCCCGTTAGTTATTATTACTGGTGACGCTGAGGTGCCAGCAGAAGCCATAGCAACAATCAATGCTGTTACGGGCGTAGTAACTAGTGTAGATATAACTTATGCAGGATCAGGATATACCACAACTCCCACAATAACATTTGATGGTGGCAACGGTACTAATCGTATGGCAACCGCTTATGCGGTCATGAATTATAACTTGAGTACAAACATGTATGCCGGACTTGTGCGTAGTATCAAGACTACCATGAAGTTTGATCGTTTCCAATATTTCTCAGACGTATCAGATTGGAGTGCAAACGGCACGTATCAGGATGGTACTCTAGTGCGGTATGAAGATCGTGTGTACCAAGCCAGTAGCCAAGATTCCACCGCAGTGGTTGGTCCAACATTTAATCTTGAAGACTGGACTATAGTACCAGCTATGGATTTAACTGGCGTTGATCGTACCATGGGATATTATGTTCCTGGCGTTAATGAGCCTGGACTTGATTTACCACTCTTAATCGATGGCATTGCTTATCCTGGAGTGCAAGTATATGGAAATTATTTCTTGGGTAATGCATTGACAATTGATGCTGAATACACAAGTGAGTTTACTGATACTACATTAGGTACATTACCAACTGACATCAATGTAGATGGCGGTGAATTTATTGGAATCTATGAAGGACATGCTCCACAAGAGTTAGTTAACGGTGCAGAGTTTGACACATTAGACATGCGAATCTATACTCGACCTGGAGCTGATTGGAATAGAGATGGGCACGGATTTGCAGTTTCTAATATACGCTACACATATGATTCAGCAATAACTGATACATTTAGTTGGGCCGATGTGTTACCACATCCAGTAGAAATATTAGTTAGCAATATTACCACAGGATTAGATTTGGCACGAGACGTTGACTACGTTGTTGACTGGGTCAATCAAACCATAACATTATTGCCCACTGTGGCTGATGGCAATTCAGTTGATATCAGTGTGTATGAATTGGGCGGAGGCAGTCAATTGTTCCGCGGAAATTACATAGGTGCAGATGTTGACGGTTCGGTTATTATTCCTGTAAACTCTTCAGAAATAATAAGTTTAGCAATTTTTGTCAACGGTGCTGTAGCCAGTGGTGCTACCTGGACTCCGTATATTTCTAGTGTTGCTTGGAATATTGCTGATAGTTATACAACGCTGACTGTGGTCAATACTGGTGGTAGTTATTATCGGGCACTACAGGATACGATACCAGGAATTCTTATAACCAATGCTAGTTACTGGCTAGAATTTGTGCCAACTACACAAAGTCTTGTGGAGTTTGGTGCCACTTATGGTGCAACCGACGGAATAGCATTAGTGGCATTTGGGTTATGCACAATCGATGCTGGATATTTTGTTATTGGTAGACAATATACAATTAGTATTGTGGGCACCACCAATTTTGTGTCCATTGGTGCTGCCAACAACAACATAGGAACAATATTTACTGCCACCGGCATTGGTTCGGGAACCGGACAGGCCACAACTGATTATGGATGGAGCACTGCACAGTCACAATATACTGTGATTACTGCGGAAATCATAAACACTGGATACATTGTTCTAACAAATGGTGCTCCTGGATCTAATCCGGCTAATGCAGTGGTTACTCGCAACGGTATTCGATTAACTCCACCTGCAGGAATTGAATGGTTTGGCGATAACTCAAGCGTGAGTTTTGGGTTGCCACAGCGTAGTGGATACGATCAAAATCTCATCAATGCTCCCACAGATATTACAGTCTGGGTAGACAACATATTACAACCGCAAAGTTATGGTCCATATTCTGGAACATACATTGTTACAAATTGGACTGGTAGTAATACTCCGGGCCGCCAGGTTATTTTTAACACTCCTCCACCTAGCGGAGCAAGAATTTTAATTAGCGTAAACACTCAAGCTGAGTACGTTATTACACAAAATCAATTGCAACTAAAGATATTAGTTAACTTAAATGACATAATTGAAACAGTCACCTGGAACGATACATCACAACAATTTCCGTTAACGCTATTGTTTGCTGGGCCAGTTGTAGAAGGATTAACCATTGCTGAACCATATGATAGTACCGTATTTGATGCAGGTGCAACAACCGATGCTCCGGGGTCATATGATTACTCAGTTGGAACTGCAATTTATAAAAATAATTTTTATCTAGAACGTATTGGAGTATTGGCCAGCAGAGTTTGGGTAACATTAAATGGTTATAGATTATTTGAAGGTCAAGATTTCACAATTGAATATCAAGGAGCCACTGATACTACATCAGCAGGAGACTACTTGATATTGGCCAGCGGACCTATTAGGACCATAGACACTGTGGTTGTTACAGAATTTACCAGCAGTGTGGTTCCTAATGCAATAGCATTCCGTATATTCCAAGACATGCGTAATATTCAAGCAACCTATAGGATTACTCCTGCTACTACAACTGCACTGTCCCAAGATCTTGGCGATCTAGATGATATTGCTTATGTTGATAATTCTCGGGCACTTAGCAATCCAGATTTGCCAGCGGGTATTTTTGGTGTGATTACAATAGATGGTGAGCGAATTATGTATCGTTATAGAGATGTGGCCTTTAATACTATTTCGGGACTTATTCGCGGCACAGCTGGAACGGCAGCAGCCAATCATACCAGTGGTGCTGATGTGTATGATATAGGACGTGGTAATTTGTTGCCCGAAGAGTTTCAGAATTATATCACAAGCGACGCCAGCACTGGTGATGGTAGCACTACTACTTTTTATGCACCCAGTATCGACGTTGCAAATTTTGAAGATAGCACTGTTGAAATTGGGGCAATCGAAGTTTACGTGGGCGGAACAAGACAGTATGCTTATAGTGATACTACTGTGGCAATTGCAGAAGGACAATATCGTTGGACTTTGTCAAACTTTGATCCTGTTAGCATCGAATTTAAAACGCAAAGTACCTACCCAGAGTTACATGCACCTCCCCCGGGAGTAGAAGTTACTATATTGGTAAGAGAATGTTCTACCACATGGTATCAACTGGGGGATGGCACAGCCAGTGATGGGGTAGCATTACAAGACACTGATACGCAGGCCGCAAGGTTCTTGCGTGGATTATAAACAAGGTAAATAAAAGACCATGGCAAATATACAGTCAAAACAAATTGCGGAACCAAAAAAAGAGGCAAAGCCTCAAAAACCCAACGAAACCGGATCCATATCAGTGCAAGCTCACATGAGAATTTTTGATCCAAAAACACAACGAACTTATGTGGAGGGCAGAGCATGATAACCCCAGGTTTGTGCAAGATTGAAGGGTTTGTTAAAATACACGACCCTGTCTCGGGAGAAGTTCTTGTGGACAAAAAGAACGCCATCCATTATGAAAATATTAGTATAGCAATGGCCCAGACTTTGAGCAATCGTAACTTAGGTTACATTTACCAAATGGCATTTGGCAATGGTGGCAGTTCAGTTGACCCTACTGGAGTTATTACATACTTGCCCCCAAATACAACAGGACAAAATGCTGACTTGTATAATCAAACATACCAAAAAGTTGTGGATGATAATTCAGCGGCTGACACGGATCCTGAAAATAATAAAATGACTGTGTTGCATACATCTGGCAATGCCTATACAGATATTTTAGTAACATGTTTGTTAGATTACGGCGAACCACCAGAACAACAAGCATTTGATAATAGTACTAATTTCAACGGTGAATATGTATTTGATGAATTAGGGTTGAAAAGTTGGAACGGAAGTTCTACAGATTTGCGGTTAATTACCCATGTTATTTTTCACCCGGTACAAAAGAGTTTAAATCGACAAATTCAAATCGATTACACATTGCGAATACAGACATTGAGCAACATTAATGCTGTATAAGATATAGGAACAGGTAACTGATATGGCATATACAATTAATTTAACGGACGGTACAGTTTTTGCTACAGTAGCAGATGGTACCGTCAATACTGCAAGCTCAATGACATTGGTGGGCAAAAATTATGCTGGGTATGGTGAATTTTTAGATGAAAACTTTATCCACTTGTTGGAAAATGCGTCAAACACCACAGCACCACCTGCACCATTAACTGGACAACTTTGGTGGGACAAAACAAACGGATTACTTAAAGTATATACCGGAACACAATTTAAACCCCTAGCCCTGTCTACAGCAAGTTCGGCAACTCCAACTAACCCAGTGACTGGCGAGTTGTGGTACGATACTACCAACGTACAACTTAAAGTATATACCGGTGCCGCATTTACAGTTGTGGGTCCTGCTTATACTAGCTCACAAGGAGTATCAGGCACAGTCGGCGAAACCATTCTTGATAACAGTGCCACACCACGTTACGTTACCACGGTGTATGCTAACAACGTAAGGGTTGCAATTTTTAGTAGTGTTGCATTTGCAGTTGCAAGTTCACAAGCTCAGTACAGTTTATTTCCCTACATTTATGTTGGCGAAACACTTAGCAATGCCGCTGGCACAACAGTTTTTACCGGCAATATAATAGCCACCAGTACATCAAGCACAACTGGTAATGTTACCGGCGGCAATGTTTTAACCGCTGGTATAGTAAGTGCCGCGGGCAATGTATATGGCTTGAATTTTGTTGGTAACGTAGTAGTTCCAGCAGGCAGTAATATCAGCACTACTGGTAATGTTATAGGTGGCAATATCTTAACCGGTGGCATAGTTAGTTCAACAGGTAATGCTATACATGGAAACATATTAACTGGTGGTATAGTAAGTGCAACTGGTAATATCTCTGCTAGTTATTTTTTAGGCAATGTGGCTTGTGCTTCGGGCATTTATGCTTCGAGGATATTCAATGGTACAAGTGAAGCCAATATTCCGTCAAGTAGCGGTAACGTTACTATTAGCATTGGTGGTACACCAAACGTGGCAGTATTTGCTACAACAGGTGAGTATGTAACAGGTATTATCAGTGCTTCTGGTAGCATAACATCAAATAGTTATGTTTATGGTAATGCATTCTATATGACCGGTATTAATGCCGCAGTTAGCGTTACCCAAATACAAAATGGTAACTCAAATGCTTCTATTGGCACAAGTGGTGGAAGTTTTTCAGTAGGTATTGGCGGAGTCGGTAATGTACTTTTTGTAGATACATCAACTGTTTATTCTACAACACTTAGTGCAAATAGTATCATCAAAGGTGGTAGTAATGCTGTGGGTAATATTGGTTCATCTACCCAGTTGTTTAATACCATATTTTCAAATAATGTTAGCGTTGGTAATATCAACAACAACAACGGAAATGGCATAGGTAATATTGGAAGCTCATCTGTCTATTTTAATCGAATCTTTGCTCAAGCAACCACAGCACTCTACGCTGACGTTGCAGAACGCTTTGCCGCAGATGAAGTGCTTGACGCAGGCACAGTAGTTGAACTAGGTGGATCAGCAGAAATTACCAAATCTCTTACAGAATTAAGCGATAAAGTGTTTGGTGTAATAAGTACTAGAGCGGCCTACTTGATGAACGGTGGTGCCGGCGAAGACGACACACATCCGCCAGTTGCAATGACTGGACGTGTCCCGGTAAAAGTAATAGGTATCGTACACAAAGGCGATAGATTAGTTAGTGCAGGAGATGGTATTGCTAGAGCGGCACAACCTGGTGAAATAACGGCTTTTAATGTAATTGGCCGAAGTCTGGTTGATAAACCAACCTCCAAAGCAGGTACAATCGAAGCCATTGTAACTATCAAAAATT